AGAAAAAAGAGCAGGCGAAAAAAGAAGCGCAAAAAAAGCACGGTTGGTTTTTGATAGCGTTGAAAATGGCAAACAATGATCCAACAAAGCTCGATGACGTGTTTAGATTGTCGTTTGCCTATGTTATGAACATTTTAGCAATAGAGCATGAAACGAGATAGTAATAAGAATAATTTTGTGATATGTCAGAATTGAGAGTAATAGCAACAGTTGACGTGGACAAAGAGAAAGCACCAAACGATTTAGGTGTTAGAAAATTGGCGTACACAGAAAACCCAGCGATTATATACATGGGTGTTGCTTTTGAAGCAGAAAAGCCGATCGTACCACTTTCAACAGATGGTAAGAAAATGCGTATATGTGCGCCTGTTCTTGTGCCTGGGGAAATCTTTAGAAAATCATTAGGAGGTCATACGGTTGTTTTTACAGCAAACGAAATTGAATTGATGGCGTTAGACTTTATGCAACGTTACAACAGTCAAGAGAGCTATTTCAAGCACGAACACACCGACAAAACGGGGGTTGGTTCGTACATATTGGAAACATGGATAATTGAAAATGCAGAAACAGACAAAGCAAACACCGTTTACAATCTTGATTTACCCGTTGGTAGTTGGGTAATAATTACACAATTCACGGATGAAGCAGAATTCAAAAAAGTGGTAGATTCAGGAGCAACAGGAATAAGCATTGAAGGATGGTTAGGGCATAAAATGGAACTATCAGAGGAACAAGATTACGCGGATGTCATTCTAATAAAGGATGGAAAAGCGTTATTTCTAAAAAGAAACGAAAACGACAATTTCGAAGCTGGAAAATTAGGCTTTGCTGGGGGAAAAATCGAACCAAACGAAGACCCAAAACAGGCAGCGATTAGAGAATTAGCAGAGGAAACGGGGATATTAGTAGATGACGTTCAAGAAATAGAAGTAATTGAGAACGAAGACGGGACAAAATCACACTATTTCTTTGCAAAAACAACGGATAACCCAATTTTAAGCGATGAACATTCAGCTTATGAGTGGTTAAGTACGGATGAAATTGGTGAAAATGTGATAAAATCACAAACGGAAAGGTTTAAAAACTTAACAAATAAAGCGCAAAACATGGCGGAAGACTCAACAAAAATCGGTTTGCCTGACGGCGAATACACCGATAAAGACGGCAACACTTTCAAAGTTGTAAACGGGGCAATTGTCGCACCCGAAAAAATGGAAGACCAACCAAAAGAAGGTGAAGAAAAACCAGCGGACGAAAAAACCGATGGTGAAAAAACCGAAATGGAAGAGCAACCAGCACCAGCACCAAAAGAGGGCGAAATGCAACCAACAGCGGACTACTTCACGAAAGACGAAGTAAATAAAATGATTTCTTCATTGAAAGAAGAATTTGCAAAAGTTGTTGCAGACATGAAAACAGAATTGCAAGGAACAGGCAAATCAGATGATGGAGGCGAAGAGGTTGAAATGTCAGCGGAAGCAAGAACATTCAACAGACTTGAAGCACTTCGCGAGCAGTTAGTTTAATTAGTAATCAATTTTTAAACCTTAAAAAAATATGAAAGGTCAAAATTACCAAATGTCAATGGAAGTGGCATTGGAAGCGGTTAACGAGGTTAACCCACAAGAGTTCTACATGAAAGCAATGTTGGAAAATCGTTCTTCTTCGTTGTTCCGTCAAGTGTTGAACTTGAAAGAAAAAACCAAAATTGGAAACGTTGGGTTTGAAGATCCTGTTTTACCGTTTGGTTGTACTTGGGAGGGGACTAACTCCAACCTAGGAGCGAAAGAAATGGAAACAGAGAAATTGATGATTCAAACAGAAATCTGTTTATCTGACATTGAAAGTTCTTTCATTGCTCAATGGATGACACCGGGAACAGAGGGCGTGGATTTACCTTCACAGTTCCGTCAACACTTCTTTGAAGAATTAGCGCGTGCAGTTTCCAACTCATTGGAGTACATGACTTGGAGAGGGGATAAATCTTTAGACCCTGTTACATACGGTTCATTATCTTGTATCGACGGTTTAGAAAAACAGTTGACTTTAGCGGCGATTCCACCAGCGCAAAAATTGTCGGGAGCAGCTCCAACGGTTTCAACGATCATCGCTACATTGAACTCAATGTATAATAAAATTCCCGAATCATACGATGATAAATCTGAAGAGGTTCTTTGGTTCATTCCATCAGGTTGGGCAAAATTGTACAAGCAAGCAGTTGCGGCAGCATCAGCGGAAGCGTACTACACTAAAAATGTTCCTTTAGATTTCTTGGGAATCAAGTTAGAAGTTGCTAAAGGAATGAGCGCAAACAAATCCACAATTTCTCGTAAAGTAAATTACATCATGTTAGCAGATTTGTTGAGCGATCAACAAAACTTGAAAGTAATCGACCAATCGAATACAACGGCGGTGTACACAATGCGTGTTACTTCAACATTCAAATACGGTGTGAACTACTTGAATGATGAGGAGTGGGTAACTTTCGGAATTGCGTAAGCATAAACCAAAATCAAAACAGAGGGGGAACGGTTGTTTCCCCTCTTATCTATTAACTTTTTAACATTTGAAAAAATGGCAGAATGTAGCACTTTAGAAGACGTATTGCGTGGGTGTGGGAAAAACATCGGTTCGTTGAAACAGGCGTTTTATACGTTTCAATCCAAAGTAACTGGATTAACAAAAAACAATACTACAGGATTGATTACAGCTATCGCGGTAGAACCAGCAACAACGTTGAATGTAATTGAGTTCCGTAAAAACCAAGCATCTTTCACGGAAGCCAGCGCAATCAACTTGGACAACGAAAGCTCTTTGTTTCCAATTACTTTAGGAATCAACCACCGCAGACGTGATGGGGGGAAATCAAAGGCTTTGCGAAAATTAGCAGAGGGTCAACCGTACTTGTTTTTCCTTGTTCAAGATGGAAATGACAAATGGTGGGCGTTGGAAAATATGCAATACAGCCAACAAGGCGGAGGATCGGGAGCAACACGCGCAGACGGTTCAAACTACGATATGCAGTTTATTAACGAAGAAGCGGAAACGCCTTGGGAAGTTGATGCGGCTGCAGTTGCAGCAATCTTGTAAAATGGTTGTAATCCAATACAACGGAAATAGTGAGTTCTTTTGCACCTTAACAGATGCAAAAGAACTTTCTTTGTTTTACTGTTTTTTAGTAAAGCATGACGAAACAAACAAGGAATACATAGTACAATTAGAAGTACTTGAAACAAGCCAAAGAGGGCAAGTAGTAAGAATAACAGAATCAGAAAAAGAACAATTGCAGTCGGGGAAGTACATTTATAAGGCTTTCGGAACTAACACAGAAATGACGGAAATTAACCAGCTCGAAGGGATTGAGCCAATTGAAATTGGTATATTGATTTTTAAAGAGACTAGAGCGGGGAAAGAGTACTATAAATAACTTGAAAAATGGGATTTTTTGGATTTGGAAATAAGGCAGTAGCGCAACAAGAAAATACATCGGGGGAAATATACAGTTTCTCAACCCCGTTCATGAAGATAAAAGAGGGCAATTTGGCGTTGCCTTTTGTCGATAAATTCACCACAAAGAGCGCAGGGGCAATCTATTTCGGAATAGATAACCTTTTTCCGCAGAAATTAGACCAATACTACTATACTTCACCGATGCACGGTGCAATCATTGACTTTAAAAAAAACGCTACAATAGGGGGCGGTTATGAGTTGACACCAAAAAGCGATGATATGGACACGCTGGTAAAGATCAACACGTTCAAAAACATTGTTAAGCTGGATAAGTTAGTGGATAAGTTATGTATGGCGGACGAATTACACTACCGAGCATACATTTTAATTCGATTCAGAAAGGAAAAAGGGGGCTTAAAACCTGAAGCTGCAACATGGATCGAACCTTCAAAAGTTCGCGTAAATCAAAGCAAATCACACGTTTTTATTTCAAACGATTGGAGCCGATCACTAGGGGTTAAACCTGTGCCTGTTTACGATCCAAATTGCACGGAATTACTACAGTGCTTCGTTTATGAAGTTGATACACCAGGACAAGATTACTACCCTATCCCCCGTTATGCTTCGGCAAACAATTGGATTTTCTTAGATGGTGAAGAAAGCTATTTGCAAAAGACTAACATCATCGAAAGT